TAGATACTGATAAATTTATACAATGGATTGAGGTTGCTCAAGAAATTCACATACAGAACTATTTAGGAACGCAGTTATATGAAAAAATAGAGACATTAATAACTACAGATGCTTTAGATGCTAACCCTACTTATAAGACATTACTAGAAACATACATTAAACCTATGACTATACATTGGTCTCAGGTGGAAATGCTACCATTCTTGGCTTATACGGTATCTAATGGTGGTATTTACAAACATACAAGCGAAAGTAGCGAAACGGTAACTAAAGACGAAGTTGATTATTTAGCAGAACAAGAAAGGGATATAGCACAGCATTATACTAGAAGGTTTATTGACTTTATGAGTTTTAATCAAGCGGATTTTCCAGAATATAATTCTAATAGTAATAACGATATGTACCCTGATAAAGAGTCTAATTTCACAGGCTGGGTGATTTAGAAAAACGTAATTGTGACAATAAATGAAAAGATACAAGGTAAAAAAAGAAAACATAGAGAAACTAAAATTGTTTTTAAAAAGAAAAGAGAAAGAAAAGTATGTCAAATAATATAGATTGGGGAAAGATATATTGCCAAATGGATTTAGATGGTGCGTTTGGCACAGACACGTTCTGGAGTACTAATGCAATAAACGATATAGCTTCTCCTACTTGTTGGTTGACGTTTCCTTTTACAGCAGACACCACATTATACACATCAGACACAACATTATTAACAGCAGATAAAACACAATTTTAAAAAAACAAAAAAATGGCAAAACAAGTAATAGGAATAGGAACAACAGCTAATGACGGAACTGGAGACGCCATACGCACTGCATTTACAAAAGCAAATGAAAACTTTACAGAAATATATACTGGATTAGCACCTAGTTCTGGTGTAATAGATGTAAGAACTACAACAGAATTATTTTATTGGAGTGGCTCACAAGCACAATACGATGCTTTAACGCCAAGTGCAAACACTATTTACTTTATTTCTTAATATGGGAATTTATAAAAACACAACTGAACTATCAAAAGTATATAAAGGTGCTTCGGAATTATCTGCTGTTTACTTTGGGGTAGATAAAATTTTTCCTATTGTAACAGATTACTTAGCAGACTTTTTAGTAGTTGGTTCTGGTGGTGGTGGAGGCGCTAGACGAGCCTCTGGAGGTGGCGCAGGTGGATTGAGAACATCTTACGGAGCAACTTCTGGTGGTGGCTCTGCTTCACAAACTGAATTAACCTTTTCTCGAGATATTGTTTATTCTATAACAATAGGCGCAGCAGGAGCAGGAGCAGCAATAGGCAGCGCCACGTATGGAACAACAGGTAATAATTCGACATTATCTGGCTCAAATATTTCAACAATAACATCTTTAGGTGGTGGGGCAGGGGCTTCAGTTGGCTCAGTAACAAGAAATACCTCTGGGTCAAATAGCATAAACGGAGGTTCGGGAGCAGGTGCAGGTTCTCAGTATTATACAAATCCAGGTGCAGGAACAAGCAATGAGGGGTATTCTGGAGGAAATGGCTGCGCTGCTGGAAACGGTGGCTATGGTGGTGGAGGTGGTGGAGGTGGCGCAGGTGGCGCAGGTGGTTCCCCTTCATATTGTCCAGCTTATTCACAACCAGCTCTAGGGGGCGTTGGTTTAAATGTTGAAATTAAGGGTTCTGCATTTGCTTATGCAGGTGGAGGTAGAGCGCCTAACCAATTTGGAGCGCAGGCAAATCCCACACAACCAGCTAACACAGGCAACGGAGGAGAAGGAGGAGGAGAAGATGCAGCAAACAATGGCGGTGGTGGCGCAGGTGGTTCTGGAGTAGTAATACTAAGAATACTATCCTCAAACTATAGCGGAACAACAACTGGAAGCCCTACAGTTACAACAGACGGAACATATACAATATTAACATACACAGGTAGCGGAACATATACAGCTTAATTATGGCACACTTTGCAAAATTAAATAACGAAAATATAGTAGAGCAGGTGCTTGTTGTAAACAACGCTGTTTTATTAAAAGCAGACGGAACAGAAAGCGAGTTAAAAGGAAAGCACTTTTTAAATGCAACCTTTGGAAATGCTAAATGGGTGCAAACATCTTACAGCGGTTCAATAAGAAAAAATTATGCAGGGATAGGGTTCACATACGATTCAGAAAGAGACGCTTTTATATCTCCTAAACCTTTTAATAGTTGGTTATTAAATGAAGAAACTTGTAGGTGGGAAGCACCTATTGAGTACCCAACAGACGATAAAATGTACTCTTGGAGTGAAGAAAAATTAAACTGGATTGAATTTAATAAATAAAAAAAATGACTACGTCTGACCTTAAAATCGCTTTTATAAATGTTATAACATTAGGCTTTAACTTTATGCAAATAGACATATTATTAAAGATATTACTAACAGCGGTTGCTATTGGATATACAAGCCATAAATGGTACTTAATGTATAAAAATAAGAAATGAAAAACTTAGTAGAAAGCTGGAAAACAACTGCACTAGGAATATTGGTTTTAATAGCTGCTATTTCTTATATATTTATTGTTCAAGACAGTAAGGTTTTTCAGTTTGCTATACTTCTTATAGTAGGTATTGGTTTCTTATTTGCACCAGATACTATCATTGATGGTTTAAGGTCGGTCATAAAATCAAATAAAGATAAAAAATTTTAGCCTATTTAGTACAAATATGTATATATAAGCAATAAAAGGTATATACATTAGTTTAATTGTAACAAATAGTTGCTAAATATGTTACAATTAAAAACTTATATTGTCGCAAATATATGCTAAATTTGTGACAGAATTTAACAAATATTTGCCAGATATTTTATTTACTGGCGTTAATATTACAAATATGCAATTAACAAAGCATTTTAATATATCTGAGTTTGATTGCCACGATGGCTCTAAGATGCCTCCTAAAGTGCTTGCTAATATAATAAAGCTGATAGGCAATTTAGAAACCATTAGAGAAAAGCTAAACAGTCCAATGCTTATAACCAGTGCCTATAGGTCTGTAAAATATAACAAATCAATAGGAGGCGTTAAAAGCAGCCAGCACTTATTAGGAACTGCTTGTGATTTTCAGACTAAAGGATATGAAACAGAGATGGTCTATGATGTGGTAGAAAGCCTAATATCAGAAGGTCTTATTTCTGAAGGTGGTTTAGGATTATACAAGACATTCATACATTACGACATCAGAGGAACTAAAGCAAGATGGGACTACAGAAATCGTTAATAGTTATTTTACTACTACTGTCTTCTTGCGGTAGCAAAAAGATAGTTACACAAACAAAAGAGATTATAAAAAACGATACCATTATAATAACTAAAGACAGGGTTATTACAAAGGCTATCGTAGATAGTATTATAATTAAAGAGCCTTGTGATAGTTTAGGCATTTTAAAGCCTTTTAAGCAACGATTAAAGACCGACAGAGGTACAATTACCATTGAGAACAGAAACAACTCCATAGAGGCTATAATTAACTTAGATAGCATTGTACAGAGTGTTGAGAAACAGTACAAATCAAATGTTACAAAAACAGTTAGCGACAACAAAACTGAAATAATTAAATACAGAATACCCTCTTGGATAATTGTATCTTTAGTAGTGTCAATACTTTTGAATGTAATTCTTGTAAGAGTTAAGATTTAATTTGTACATTTACATATAAATTTAATAAAATGCATATTAGAAAAATAATAACAGACTCAAGCACTACATACTTCAACATAGAAACATTAAACTTAGTTTCTTTAGATTCTACACTACCTATAAAAATAATTGATTCTAAAGGCAATACAACAACCTTTTATAATGTTAAAGTACTTACCACTATAAAAGACAAAACAACTCTTAAAACGTCTATAAAAGACATACAAAGCAATGTATTAACGTCTACTGCAGATGTAACAACTACTTTAAACACAGAAGTAAAATCTAAAGTAAAAATAGATACTACTTTTATATATATAGGAATAGGTTTAGTTGTTTTATTTATCTTGGCTAAATTCTACAAAAAGTATTTCACAATACTATAAAAACTCCTTTTTTTTAATATAGAGTATATATGTTTTTTAAACATAGCTATAGTTAATAATTAATTTGCTTCTTATTTCTGTATTTATTTTTAGGTTTATACTCTGTTTTATTTTCAAATATAAACTTAGGTTATAAATTACTAGATGTTTTTTAAACCGTTAAGGCAAAGTTACAAGAAATAAACCACAATACAATACATTTACAACTATTCTTTTTAACAAGTATTTAACAACATTATTTGTAAGTTTGGGTATGAACAAAGAAGAAATATTAAAGATAGCTGCAGACTACCAAAAGACTGTACTACAAAGAATAGATGGAATATTAGAAATAGATGCTATAATGTACCAAAACTTAGGAACAGATAGCACTAAAGCAAATAAAGAAGAAGTAAAAAAAAACAGTAGATTTATCTATAGAACAATAAAGGACTTAGACCCTAACACTGGCAAACTTCTTCTTCAACATCAAGATGGCTATTAAGCGTTCCACAATAATAAAAAAACTAGATGCTATATTTAGCTTATATATTCGTAATTATTACGCTGACTCTAATGGTCAGGTTGAATGTATCACTTGCCAAAGATTTTATCCTATTGCTAAAATCCAAAACGGTCACTTCATATCAAGAAAGAACTATGCAACGAGGTGGTCGGAGGACAATGTAGCCCCACAATGCTACGGTTGTAATGTTATGCAACAAGGGCAACAATTTTTGTTTAGTAAATGGATAGACAGAAAGTATGGAGAGGGCTATAGCCAAACAATATTAGAACGTAGTAGAACAACGGTTAAATTCTCTACTCCAGAATTATTAGATATGATAGAGTTATATACTCAAAAGCTAAAAGACTTATTGTAATTTCATTTATAATTTCATTCAAAATTTCATAGTGTTTCTTTCTTTTTTTGTTCAGAAATCGGGTGGCGTAAAAGCTGCCCTTTTTTGGCTCAAATGTTTTATCGTTTTTACTAAACGTTAAAGTTTTGTTAAAGGATATTATATATCTAAATAAGGGTTGTAAGTTTACATCATAAAACAAACATTATGTTATTAACAGACACACGCCAATACGCTTTATTAGATTTTTATTTTCCTAATGGGTGTACGGTAACAGAGGGTAATGCTTATTTAGACGGTATTAAAAAAGGAATAGAATTACATCAAGAACACTTAAAAAACAGAGAAAATGAAAAGACAAATGAGTAAAACAAAAAAAGAGCCACAAGCAAGAGACTGGTGGAATTTAGGGCTTAACACTATTACTGGATTTACGGTTAATCATATAGGCAAAAGAGATAAAGAAGCTACAAAAAATTATAATGCTAACAGAAAAAAAAATAGTTATGAGCTACGATTTACTCCAATACAAAGAAGCTAGAATATTAGCTTTTATAGATGACAAAGCTAAGCTAGAAAAACGCATAGCAGAATTAGAGACTTACATTTATGAACTTTGTGACAAAGATTGCCCAAAGGATTATAAAAAAATAGTACAGCAAGATGTCTTTTACGGAAAATCAGTATAAAGAAAAATGGCTAGAAATTAATGCTTATATTGACGAAGCATTAAAGAAGCAGCCAAAGAACAAAAAATTAAAAGAAATTTCTTTGTTTATGTTAGATACTATTCTGTATTTTAACAACTTAGAAATGGATTTATACGAAAGCCAATTTAGGCTTAAAAACAAAGAAACAATTTTAGAACAATTTAAAAAAGTAGAAGATGACATTATCAGAAAAATTAAGCAAAATCCAAGAGGAGTTTAAATCAAAAAAAAGCAGATTTAATAGCTTTGGAAAGTACAACTTTAGAAGTGCAGAAGATATACTAGAAGCACTAAAACCATTTAACGCTAAGTATGGGGTTTACTTTACAATTAGCGAAACATTAGAATATCTTGCAGTCCTTCCTATTATAAAAAGTACTGCAACTATCTCAGATGGGGAAACTAAAATAAAGGCTTCATCTATTGTAGGGGTTGATTTAAACCAAAAAGGTATGCAAACGCCACAGCAGTTTGGAAGTGCTAGTAGCTACGCTAAAAAGTACTCTTTAGGTAACTTATTACTTATTGACGACACACAAGATAGCGATGCTACAAACGTACCAGAGAAAAAAGAAGAAAAGGCTTGGTTAAATAAAACAGACCCAGCTTATGCTAAGGCAGTAAAATACTTGGCAGATGGTGGAAACATCAAAGTAATTATGGATAAGTACAAATTAAGTACAGAAGTAAAAAACGAATTAT